TAGCTACCTCAGTTCTAACCCTATCAAGTGTAGCGAATATATCGTGATTTTCTAATTCTATTATTAACCTCTTCTTTTCTTTTTTCTTGAATATGGTTTTAATAAATTGAGGTATAATAACCTCTAAGACTTTTAGTAGTATTATCTTCATTTGGTTAGTGTATTAGAATACTAAGGTTATTAAATAGAGAAAGCAAGGAGCTATAGTAAAAGCAAAGTCTAGCCACTCGCAATTCCCTTTGTTCATATATTTATCGTAAATTAATTCTTTTCCAGCACCTATTATAGCTACTATAAGCATAGATATGTATGGATTAAATAAAACCATAGATAGATGTAGTATAATACTACCGTAAAAGAAATGTAATAGTTTATCTTGTTGTATCATTAGTATAGTGTGTGACAAGGTGATTCTGGTTCTGTTTCATAAGTTTTCCATCCATAAGGAGATTCCTCTAAGTCGTGCCAAACAACATCAAGTGCATATCCTTCTGTATAAGTAGGAGCTACTATCTCTACACCTTCTTCATCGTATTCTCCTTGAGTAAGCACAAACTTATCTAAGTATATAAATGCTGCCCTTTCATTAGGTATTTTATTACCTTCTTCGTCTATATCAAAGAACTTACTTATCTTTGAATCTGCTTGTGCTTTATCTGTAAATGTATATCTTTTATGTATCATAATTATATTGTTGTTAAAGATTGTAATTCTGCATCTGTTAATGCTTCTTTGTAAACTGCTAGTGCTTTTACTTTTCCGTGGAAAATAGAACCACCACTTCCGTTATCAAAAGATAAATCACTTAATCCTATTGGCGTATTTCCACTTGTATCTGTAAATCTTTTCACACCATTAATCCATAAGATAAATTGATTTAATTTATATGAAACTGCTATTTTATTATTATTTAAAGTTGATATACCAGAGTAAGTTTCATCAAAAACAATAGCTCCGTTACTTGCTATAAAACCCCTAATATCTCCACTACTTTGTAACAAAATTAAAACTCTATTTGACCCAGAGCCATCGCTTATTCCTAATGATGAACTTGCTCCTAAACCTAAAGCACTAATCTCTGCATACAACACACCCTCTGTACTATTTATTAAACTAGCGTTCCCACTATTGGTTGCTACATCAGCTAATCTAGTTACTATACTTCCGTTAGTTGGGATGTACGAGGTTGCGTGGGATTGTTCTTCTAGTTGTGCGCCAAAAAACGTTTCACTACCAGTTGCTGATGTAGATATGTTAATTCCGTCTTCAGATATTGCACCCCATAAACCTATTCTAGTTGATGTTGTTACAGTAGCAGTTAATTTTAACACCCACCAATCAGAATTAAAATCCACTACCTCAATGCTATCATAGTTGGTATTTAATGATGTATTGTATGTTCCATTATAACTATCAAATATTACATAAGAAAAAGACGTACCCATTTGTATTCCACTATAGGAACTTACTGCACTTGTTTTCTTTTTAATAAATACAGAAAAGGTGTGTGGTGTAGCATTTGTTGTAGTTGTTTTATCTATTCTTTCAAAACTACCTACACTATTACCTTCTATAACATAAGCACTATTTTGACCATCGGGACTAAGTTGATTAGATATTAAGGTTGCATCTATATTATTCCACTGACTAAAATCCTCACTATAAGGTAATAAATTCGTACTCTGAGGCTCTAATAAAAGACTCGGGCAAGAACCATCTGAGTAGTCTAGTCTAGGTATGTCTGTATCGTCTGTTGTTTCTTTAACTGAAACGTTATCTATTGAGCCAGTAAAACCATTTGAAAAATCTTCTTGAAAATATAATATGCTTCCTGATGATACTGAAATATAAAAAGTATATGTTCCATTAGCACTAACATTACCTTGTCTTGTAGAACCTCCAAGATTAATATCAATAGCACCCGAAACATAATTACTAACTGTAAAAGTTGCTTTATATGTTTTACCAGAAGAAACTACATTTGATTGCGTCAAAAAAGCATTAGCATTACCAGTAAAATTAGCAGAACCTCCAGAAATAGTTACACCTACACCTTCAGTCCAATCTTGCCCGACTTCTTTTACTGAAACGTTGTCTATTGAGCCTATGAAATTATTTCTTGCAGATATAAATAATGTAGAATTACCAGAAGATATGGTTACATAATGTTTAAAACTACCACTACTGTTTACAGATATTTGTAAATCAGTACCACCTAGAGAAATATAAACAAAACCTTGACTAACATTAGATGCACTACCTTCAACTAAAAAGGTTTTACCAGTAAAAGATGTAATTACTTGACTAAGATTTGATGTAGCACTAATACCATCACAATTTGCACTTCCACCACTTATTGTCCAATTTGTGCCTTTACTCCAATCACTATCAGTAGCAAAATCTCCATTTGTAATTAACTCACTTCCTTCTTGTGAAAAATCTCCATTTGAAACTAACTCTGAACTTAGTATCTGTACATTTTCAACTAAACCTTGTGCATTAACTCTAGTTGCAGCAGAACCTCTTGTAAAGTCGAAGTCTCCGTCTGCACTATTAGGTAGTACACTATATACTTTTCCATCTTTATACCCCGAAGGTATCATTGCTATACTTGGTGTTGCCATTGTTATTTATTTATAAGGTTTAAATTCGATTTAAGGCAATCTATAGCCTCTATAGTCCCTCCATCAGCTAAAACTCTTTCCTGATATTCAGAAATGGTAGGGTCTGTGTAGTCGTAGTATATTCCTCCCCAGCCACCCTGAACTGGATTACCCCACCAACTAACTGGATATATTTCGTTTGCCATCTTTATTATTTATTTGTTTATTAATCTTATTATAAAAAGCTTCTAGCTTAATTATATTCTTTACTTTCGTTTTATATTTTGCCTTCACACTCATTATAGTACGAAACTTGAAAAGCTATTAGCATCTTTGTCAGGGTACATATCTCCATTACTATTGTTATTGTACTCTGGAAACTTCTGACTATTAAAGCAAATGTAATCTAAGAATCTTTTAGTATAGAACTCAGCTCTATCTGTAATCTTACTTTGCATTCTATCTACATCTCTAAAGTCTACTGTATCTGACTCTTGTCCTCTATGCTTGTTTATACCTCCATTATCTATTTTAAACATAGCAAATGGTAAGTACTCTAGTTGAGTGAACCATATTAGCATAGGCTTAATATAAGAGTCTCTAAGAGCTTTATAATCGCTATTAGCAGGTAAGTCTATATCTCCAGACAATATTAACTCCTGTAGCTTGTCATATAGATTACCACCTAAATAGTTTTGTATGTGCATATCTTGTGCTACTTCAATTTGATGAATTAGCTTATCAGCATCTGTGTTTCCGTCTATAATAGACTTAGCCTTTAAATCTGCTATACTTATGAATAATGCTTTCATAGTCCTAGTATGTTTTTAATTTTACTTAATGTACTTCTGTATGCTCCGTTATCGTCTCTATCAATCATTCTTTCTGTCATCTCACTTGGATTCTTAGGTTCTTTTAAACCTTTCTCGTAAGCTGAATCAGGGTCTACTCTCTTGTCTCCTTTAAGTTTGAATACTCTTAACTCCCAGTAATGGTGGCAGTTTTTACCTCCCTTAAATTTTAGCAAACTATAATTCTGACCGTTATGACCTAACTTACTATTTACTCCTCTAAAAGACATCATATTAATATCTTCTTTTCTAAATACTATATTTCTTGAAGTAAACGTTTCCATCTTTTTACAGAAGTCTCTACTATTAGGATTACTTCTTACAGGCATATAAGCATATCTAATCTTATATACATCGCTATCTTCTTTAGATGATTTGTTACTAGACTTAATTGTAGCCATTCTAACGTCACTTATATCTTCTGAATATCTTTCGCTATGTATAACTTCCCAATCATCGCTTAAAACCTCTCCTAAGCCTTCTAATTGCTCTAACATATCATCACCTTCCTCTTCAGAAAAGTCTTCCTTAACTTGTGAAGATAATTTCTCTCCAGTTTCTTCTTCTTTTCTAATCTTAGTAGAGATGTTATCTAGTTCTGTAAACTCTATTGGTTGTAATGTTACAAAGTATAAGTCTTGAGTAATACCGTTAAAAGCTAATATATCTTCTAAACAATATTTAATCTCATCTTGGAATGGTCTAATAATTACATTATCCATTAATACAGATGCTGTTCTTAATTCCTCTGCATTGTTACCAAATCCTGTGTTGTCTTTAATACCCAATAAGATAGGAGATACAATACCGTGACCTAACATAATCTTTTCTCTAGCTTCATCAGATAAGAATTGATATTGAGCGTGAGCATCAGGTAAGTGTA